TTAGTTTCTTCTTTTTTAGATAAATCTAATTTAGTGGTTTCTTGTTTAGTAACTAATTTCTTAGGTCTTCCACGTTTTTTCTTTAACTTAAATTCCCCTTGTTCTAATTCCCCCGTAGGAGATTCTTTTATTTCTTCTGACATAATATAATATAATAATTAATAAATAAGATTATTGAAATCCAGGATCCTCAATTCCTTCAGGACCTCCAGCTTCAAAATCTGTAGGTAATAAATCATTTTTTCTTTGATCTATCATTTTACTTTGTTGTGTTGCTACTATTTTTGTACGTTCATCTTTACGATTTTCAATTTCTTTTTCTTTTTGTTTACGAGCTTCTACTTCTATTTGTTTTAATTCCATATCGTATTTAAACCTTTCAGCCATTAGTTCTTTTTCTAACTGATTGTTAGTTTGCATACGTTGAATTTCAAATTGAGATTTAGCTTGTTCAAATTGAATGTTAGTTTCATTTAAAGCTTGATTTTTTTGAACTTCTGCCATTGCGGCTTTTTCAGCCGATTCTGCATTTGCTTGAGCTTGTTGCTGTATCATTGCTGATTGTTGCTCTTGTTCTGCTTTAGCTTTTTCTTTTCTACGCTTTTTAAGTAATTCGTTAGCTAATTTTAAATTATGAATATTTCTAATATCAATAGCATCTTCTAAATCTATTCCACCTTGTTGAAGAGCCATTTGGATATTTTGTTCTAACATTTGTTTCTCTTCTTCATCAGGTTCTAAATCAATAAATATACCGAAGTCATGTATATTTAATTTAGATAACTCATCTAAAGTGTGAATATTAAATGTAGATACACTATTTTGTAAAGCCATTCTAGTAAGTGGGAACATTAACGCGTCACTAGATCTTAGAGCTATATTTTCACAAGTTTTTAAAGTTAAATATAAACTAGCTTGTAATATGTGACGAGTTGCTGTATTAGAATTTGCAGCAGCAAGTTTTTGTAATCCTACTAATGAATCTTTATCTGGATTACTAGCATCTCTTGCTTCATTTAAACCGGTTACATCTCTTATCATCTGTAAATAATATTGATATGTACCTATAAGAGATTGTATTTTTCCACCCCCACTAGAACTTTGTAATTCTTGTATTGGTACTTTACCAGGATTCATATCTCCTTCTTGAGTAAGAGATCTACCTACGATACTACCCGTTTGAAAATACATATTTAAAGCTTCCGCGGGATTATAATTAGTTCCATTACCCAAATCCACTTCTGCTAATCCATCCATATCTAAATATACACCATCAGGAACCATCCGAGATAATACTTGTTGTATTTTTAGATGTGTTAATTGAATCATATCTGCAAAACCAGTTATTCTACTTACTAATGATTCTATTCTCCCTCTATACATTCTTGGAGCTACTATACTATAACTCATATTCACTTTTACACTATCAGCATCAGGACGAGTCATGTTTTCTGCCATTTCCCACTTTAGCATATTTTCAAAACCTAATATCTTAGCTCCAGAATACAATACTTCTATAGATCTAAAAGCTTTTTTATAATTTTCTCCTTCTGGTGCTTCTAAAAAAGTGTCTTGTTTTTCAATAGCTTTTTCTAAACCAACATTAGTTTCTTTTATTTTGAATACTTGATTAGTGTATGTTTTCCATTCAAAGTATAAAACTTGTATAGTTTGATTATCTCTTCTTCCATTCCACCCTCTACTATATTCTTGTGCCCCTTTATATTTTTGAATTCTTTCTAATTCATCAGGAGTTAAATTAGGAAATTCTTTTTTAAGTTCAGGTAAGCTAATATTTTTTACTTCACCAACATAATGTAAATCTTCAAAATTAGGATCTTCCGTATAGGACCATACCATTTGAGCAGGATCACAATATTGAATTCTAATTCCTTCTGATCTATTAAACGTAGTTTTTGTAGCTGCTATACCTAAAACACATAAATCGTAGTTTAATCTTTTCCTAACTAAATGGTATTTATTTTTATCTAATACTTGATCTATTAACTCTTCTTCTGCTAATTCAATAGATTGTTTATAATTCAATTGCATATGAGCAGGAAGTTCATCTAAACTTTTTGGAGCATCTTTAGTTTTTTCACTTTGACTAAGTTCAACACCAAAAGTTGCTTTTACTTCTTCATCATATTGACGCATCATTATATCGTCAATTAAGTTTTGAGCATATTTAGTACGTTTTCTCATAGATTCCGGATCTTGAGCAAACGTTTTTACTTCATAACTTCTTTGTGATATACCATTAACTACAATGTCTACAAACTTAGGAATAATAGGGACGGGTTTCCAATCTAAATTTAAATAAGATAAATCTCCATTTATAGACAACTCATCTTTATATTTCTGAATTGATTGTTCTCCTCTAGCATATAATCGTCTAGTGTGAAATTGATTGTAAGTGCTTTGGAAACGAAATCCTCCTCCTCTGTAATTAGTAAACCACTCTCCTTCTATTGCTCTTCCTACAGCTAATCCATATTTCCATGTAGCTTTTTCCGCTTCAGGTACTACCTGATCTGGAAAAGTACTATTCATGTTAGTGTAAATTTGCATCTATCTTATTATTTTTGATATTGATCCTTGATTGTCATACTTTTTAAAACCTAAACGTACTGGTTGTTTAATAACATGTGGTACTGGTCTGTATCTATTTTTGTTACAAGCCATAATAGCTAAACCAGAACTTATAGAAGCATCGTGTTTAGTTCTATTATTTATATTAAATTGTGACCAATCTTCTAAGGTTCTTTGAAAATACATATCTCCATAACCTTCATTTAATAATCCTACATAGTCTTCTATATAAGATTCAATTGCAGCTGCATGTGCTTGTTTAATATCTTCACTAGAATTAGGTATACCACCTATTTCTCTTTCGGTAACTGATAATTTTTTATAAACTTTATCAGGTCTATTCATAGAAAATTCTCTATATCCTCTACGTTTTAAATAATATAATAATCTTGGTTTATTATTTTCTGCTAGTAATGGCATTCCATAAAACACTAACGCCATTAAAACATCTTCAAAAAACATATCAGCTGTTTGTGGTCTTGCTAAGTATTCTAAAAAGAAAGTGTTAGCAGGAGCGTC